GGGTCTATCACCAGTTGTATTCATAGTTATGGGAACTGGACCTGAAGCTGGATCTCCAAGTCTTGGCATGCCGGGAGTAAAATCCGGGAAGGCCGGGAATTTAAGAGATTTTAATTTTAATAACGTTTTCAATATTGGCATGCCTACTCTAGGATCTTTTAAATTAGGCAGTGTCCAGTTTGGTGTACCACCCCACGTTTTATTTCTATCCCGAGGGCCTTGGATGTCACCTTGTGGGTCTAAAAAGTCTATAAGATTTGATCCAGCTAGCATATCACGGAAGCGTGTGTTCTCGCGGCCTTTTGCTGCTTCTTTTTCTTCTTGTATCTGTTTTTTTATTTCGTTAATCTTGGGCTGTGCTCCAGGAAACAGAGGCTGCCTTGGACTCATAATCTTGTCTTGTTGAGTTGGCAAAGGATTATATACTGCCGGTGTCATAGCAGTACTGAGTAACTGTAAAAGTGGTATGGTTAGCCCTTCTTGAATACCATGTTTGAGTATTTCATACAGAGTTCGACCTCCAAATAATTTATCTAAAAAGCCAGCAAATCCTGTAAGTAGGTTTGCAAGAGCTAATTTTATATTGGGTAAAAAACTAGAAAGAAACCACTCCCTCATAACATCCCACATACCCCCGAGCATAGATAAAAACTCTGCAAAAAACTCAGGCAACATTTTAACAAAATCTTTTATTTTTTCCCACGTACCTTTAACCCATTCTGCAAAGGGACCCTTGAGCCATTCCCATACATCGCCTCCCCATTCGATTAAGTTTTTAATTACTTTAACAACTGGATTGTCTGAGTTTTCCCACCACGGTTTAATAACATTATTCCAAAGTTGTGTTAGTGGTTCTTTTAACAGAGACCATAATAAGACACCAGATAACCAATTTTTAAGAATCTGGCCTAATATACTATTACCTTTTTTAACCTCTTGAACAGTTGATTGAGCAGCTTCTGCTTGTTTTACTTGCATTCGGGCAACGCTCGTCTTACCTCTTTCATCAGCCGGCTTTTGATACATCCACGGAAACATTCTAGATAAAACACCACCTACGACACGTGTTTCATTCTCTAGCTTTTGCCGTTGAATAGCTCCAACGTTTGCATTAGGTCGTTGCTGTTTAAAAGCCGAAGCTTGAGACGGAATTACGTCACGTGAATATTGTGATCTAGCTAAATCTTGTGCAGCCAACTCGCCCATGGCCTCTTCTCGGGCCCGGACTAGGTGCATTAATTGCTCTGTTCTTGGTGCCGGCACATAGATATTTAATCTAGATCACCGGTATCGAAGAATCGAGCATCAATCGGTATAGTAATATCATCAACAGTTAAAATTTCTGCTAGATAATCATTGACTGAATTAATGTAATCTGAAATCTCGTTATACATTACAAGAGGTAACTCTTCAATTAACTTAATACGGTCATTAATTCGTATTTGGTTGAAGTCGATTTCTTCGTCTTCAATTATTAGCTTATCGATAAACTTAATAATTTCTAACATATATAATGTCCCGATGCCTTCTTTTGTAATATCATCTCTCGGATTAACACCCTGCTCGCCTTTGGAAACAATAACGCTCTCTTCTACTAGTGTGGGTACTTTTAAATGTACAGCTAAAGTTTTTAACACTACTACATGTTCATCTTTTACTTTCAGAGGGGTATTTTTAATGTTTGCAATAACATCATCTAAGCTGACAACTCCGTTATCTGTTTTAACCGCATCACCAAGAGATTGTTTTCTTAAACCAACAATGAAAGGATACTTATCATAAAGCTTTAAATCCTTATTACCGGCGTTTTTAATAATGATGTCGTTTAATGTTTTACTAAAGTTTAAAGCACCTCTTAAACCATCAAGTGCAGATGAAATAAGATCTTTTTGCTGCTTTAATGTAAGCGGTGTTGTTTCAATGGATTTTTTGATAGAAGGCACGTAAATCTTTATTGTGTCTTCGTTTATTTTTCCAAGCTTTTTTAAAAATCCTGATACGTTTTTGCTCATACGGATATTTAATAGGGTATTTTATTTATCCAGGCTGCTGTTCGAACCCGCCCTGGGGTTGGTTTGCTCTTTGAGTTTCTACCTCATCTTTAAAGAGCTCAAAATAATCATGCACTTCTAAAAATGTAGAATTAGCTAAAAAAGATACGTCGTTTATTCTTCTCGAAAGCATAAAAAGCATTTCTCTATAACCTGTTGCTGTTATACATTGAAAAAGTGATGTAATAAAATCAGCAAAATCATATTCCATAATGTTGAACTTAATTGGTCGTATATCAACATTCTCTCTTTCTTCTAGTAAAGATAATGTAAAAAATGCATTACATTCTTCCAAAAACTTTTCTATGTATTCGTGTAGCGTATCAGGTAAACGCTCTATTGCTTCTTGATACTCTTCGCTTGATAGCTCAGCAAGAATTAATTCTTCGTTTCCTATTCGAATCTTCTTAACTAGAGATAAAATAAAATCATCGTTACCTGTGTTAAAGTGATGGGGGAAGTCAAGGGTATAAGTTACATTGTCTATAGGTATATCTGTTTCTACGCTAGGTATACCCCCGACATTTTCTAATAAGAAATCTAGATCTATACTAACGGGACCTTTATCTGAGGTTATATTAATTTCATTGCCAATACACTTCTGTCTAAGATAAAATAAACAATAAAATTTTTCTAGAACATTAAGATCTTTAGTTAAAATAAAGGATTCAAGAAAATCCATTCGCCCACGTAGTGCAGTGTCACTGTATAAATTAAAAGTGCGAAGATCTTTATAGAGTATTTCTTTAAGGAATACCTCTTTCCTGTTTGGAAGAATGTACGCGAAATTCATATTATTACTTACAACAACACAACGCAACCTCAACAGCTACTTATAGAGGGGCATAATCTGTAAAACAGAATGTTACAGATTTTTCTGGATAAACAGCTTCTGGCTCTTGCGTGAGAACAAACCCTTCGACATTCGTTGGAAACGCGTCAATAAATCTATAACCTTTACGCAATCTTTTTTGATTATCATATTGCTTGACGTATATATCTGTTTTTAATCCAAAGTTTGTAAGCCCATCAACACCCAACGCTATCATCCATGGTGTGAAAATGCCATGTACAATATCCTCTACTGTTTCAATAAAATTAATAGATAAATTTCTAGCAAGGAAGCTTTCTCTTTGCTGCAGTCCGTAACCAGGCATAAACCCACCTCTACTATTTTGTCCAGCTTCTAAAAATGTCGACTGTTCGTTAGGTATTGTAACTTCTCTAGCCGCTAAAAGACTTCCAGCTCCCCAGTCTGCTGCAGCACGTGGGCTCCATCCTCCTCGGCCTATCTTCGAATTAGCGCTAGCAATTGAACCTGTTAGTCCGAGTATACCGGGTATGGAGACAGTCCAAAGAAAAGGAAGAGATAAGTAGTAAGGGCTATCCTGCGAAAGCTTTGTTAAGAATCTTCGTGTAGGTCTATTCTCCATTAGTACTACTAATATTTATCTACTAGTAGTGCTTTAAAATGGGTTCTGATCACCTGAAATAGAATCTTCGTAGTAGTGGTATGCAAAAGTTACAGGAAACGAAACAACTTCACCTGTACCATCAGCAATATTATAGCTTAAATCACCAATATCACGAATAGAAGCTCCAATTAACTTAATTTGTTTTTTTGTTGCTAATTGTTTATCTAACAAATCAAGAGTTATAACGTCGCCAGTACCAGGCATGCCATATTCACCTCTACTGGTTGCATCATCAAATACAGCTCTTGAAGCTGATTCAAATTTTCCACGGAGTGAATTATTTGCATCAGCATAAAAGTCTATTGAATAACCAGCAGAATTTGTATATGTGGCTCTCCCGGGTAAATTAAAATCAAGTCCCATATAGCTTACTACTTTATTTTCAATCGCCCTTCCTGGAAGAGTAGCAGATCTAGCATATATTAGCTCTCTATCACCACCAAACTCTATTGTCGATCCCGGTGTTGGTCCTGTAAGCTGTACACTATTAACTCTAAAAAGAAAATCTCGAGAAAACTGCGCCTGTTGTGCCTTTGAAAAAAAGTTTTGTATTGTCGTCGCCATATAATTATTTATTGTTGATTAAATTTATCTAACCGGTCTCCCTTCATATAAAAGTCCTGGTCCATCAACGACTTCTTGGAAGTTTGCATCTGTTCTAGTTGCGTAGAATGTAATTAAGATAAACTCTGCAGTTCTGACAGGCTTGAGGTAAATGTCTACCCTAAGCTTATTCTCATCAATAACTTGCGGTGTGTTGTTTCTTTCATCACAAACAATCAAGTAATCGTAAACCCCTTGGTTTTGCTTAGCACGCTCAAAAAGAGGTGTTAATACGTTGACTAATCTTGTTCTTGTAAATTCTGTATTAGGCTCGAATACGAAGAATTGAGCTGCTTTCTTAGTAGGTCTTTCTAATGCTAAGAACAACCTTCTAACGTTAATTCTATCAAACGCGCTTGGTTTCTTGTTAAGCGTCTTTTGCCCAAATACAACGTTACCCTGTGATGGGAAGAACGCCACTGGGTTAATATTAGACTTATACAACTCATCTCTTTGCTTCTGATTTGGATTTATCGCAATATCATTTGCAGTTGTGAGTAACCCTCTGTTAAATCCAGCCGGCGCAAACCATGGGAATGTTGCAGCATCACTTCTAGCCATTACCGCTGCAGCGTATCCAGAAAATGGTACCCATACTAGTTCACCTAAGCCTGAGTCATATGTTTGTGCCCAGTTACCGTATACTGTAGCATACGAAGTATTTTGTAACTCAAACTGATGTTTCATCGGCCAGAAAATATCTGTCTGGAAGTTCTTACTCTTATCATCAAGTATTTTTCCTTCACCGCTACCAATCGCAACAATTTGTCTAAATGTATCAGCAATAAATATTGCATCACCTCTAGAACCACCTAAGTATGGTGGTTTAACAAATGTCTCAAACTTATCGAAAATAGTGTTGTAATTATTTCTAAGAGTGAGTGCATTACCTGCTATTGGATTTCCGGTTCTTAGCCCATCAATAGCAGATGCTGTTGTTCCTTGATAATAAAACTCATCATAGTACAATGGAGCACCTCCGCTGATTCCTCTAGATTTTGCAACTGCCCAAATTGTACCTAAACCAGCTTCAGGAATAACATCAATATCGTAAATTTCATCGTTTTTAATACCGTCTAGCGCTCTATCTAACTTAGTAGGTATATCACCTAAGTCCTTATTAGTTACTTTAGAGTTACTATAAGACCCTAATGGGAATAAACTTGAAGCTTCACCAAGAGTGGTTTTTAATGAGGTTAGAGCTGAACTTGGAAATCCTAGTGTATCATTTGACGCGCTATCTAATGCTTCACTTAACACTCTTATTTTTAAGAGAGGATTACCATTTGCATCTAAATTATCATCACCCGAATTAAGTTGTGTAATGTTGGAATTAACTTTTATATCTACATTACGAGAATTTCTGTCTTGAGACCCAATAAAGTAGTTTAATTGTCTACCGCCTTTGGGGTCGTCAATTTTTCTCGTTGCGTTAATTGAACCCACTAACTTATCTTCTAAGTTATAACCTAACTGGAATGGCTGTGGTGCGTTTTGTGTTCTCCGTAATTTAAATACTCCGATACTTAAAACATCATCACTATCTCTTCCCTCAAGATCATAATCAACCAAGTTTTCCATTATTTCGGATATACTACCATTTGGCCCTGTTGTTGCACTCGCTGACAACGGGAAGTCTAAAACTGATTCGTTTAGTGTAATATACATTAGAGATGGAGTATCTCGATTCGCCCCGCCGATCAAATCTGCGGAAGCGGTTATAGTCTTGGTACTTCCAATAGTTTTGAAATCATTAGCAGGATTTATATCAGCATTACCAATCATACCAACATAATAACCTTCATACCGTTGATTAATGGTGCTAGTTGATTTGTTTAAAATAACTAATGGAGACTGACCTACAATGTTAGCTCCATTGGGAAAGCCTTCATCCAGCTCGTCTTTTCTAAGCCCTTGAGCATCTTGCCACTCCCATAATGTATCATTTACTGCACTAAGATATTGAGCTTCAGTAAGTTCTAAATGTGCCGGCTCCCCAAGTATTACTGTACCACCAGAGGCTATTTGGCTGTATGAACCGGCAACATGGCCGCGGTAACCAAGCGCTCCAGAGAGAGAAATTGCAGACGCAGCGTAAACTAAAGCAGAATACTGCGAACCGAATCCGTCACCATTTCCTGCCCCGTATGGTAATCTTGATGCGTATAAATGAGCTGGTGAATTTAAGATCTCCGAAGCAGTGTGATAAAAATATCTTTCTGCAGAGTTTGTCGGCGATCCAAAAATTTGATCTAAATCCTGTTGTGTGGTTAGTTTTATAACCTCGTCATATGGGCCTTCTGGTGTAAACCCTGTCATGTATACATTTGTACCTACACCTGGAAGAGCTACATTTGAAAGGTCCCATTCTCTTATTTCAACACCCGGAGAACTTATTGTTGGAGTAAAATCGATTGCCATAAAATTATTTATCCTATTTCATATAAAAAAATTCAAAAATCAATTATTTCTGTATGAAGCTGTGAATAAACAAATGTAAACCCAGATTGTATCTCATCAGGTGTTTGGTAGTTATAGGTAATTGCCTCTAAAGTAGTGGGAAACGCTTTTGTATAAGTAAATTTTATCTTATTATTATTAAATTCGTCTTTACCATACACGGTTAAGTTAGTTTGATATTCATCAAAACCATCTAAAGACGTTAATTCCCTCTCATTATAGCGGCCTTCGTACTGACTATGGAGTAAATTTAACCACGTATACATAACCCAGTAGTTTCTGTATTGGTTGTCAATATTAAAGTCGACCGTAACAGGAGGATATGAATTTTTTGAGTGAGACGATACATACAACGTACTACCAGCAAATCTTGTCTCGACAGCAGGTACAGTAATCTCTGGTACAGCTGTACCAAAAATAGAAAACTGCACAGCGTCACCTACAATAGTTCTATTAGACTGATCACCTACCCAGGGTCTATCTATACCTTTTAAAATAGCAGGTAAGTCAAAAACCAAGAGAAACTTATCAGCTCTTGACTTATTAAGTACTGCTTGCTTTAGCTTGTTAGTAGCCATATAGTATATTTATTCGCTGATAGGTTTGCCTGTCCAATCTATTTCAGGTTCTACAGCCTTGCCCGACCAATTCGCTGGAGGTTTTTCACCGATTAGCTGAAAACCAAATGACCGTAGATCATCCATATCAGATACTACTTCATCACCCATCCCCCATACAATAGCATTCATTTCACTATTATGGCTGCCTACTATTTCATTATCTAGATATATAGAAGTTGGGTCTTCAAAATACTGAACACCGAAGTCCATTGGTTCTATGACCGAAGGCTTACCCATATCATCAACTTCTACTATTTCAAAAAATCTTTCTGTTATTTCTTTCTCCAATATAAAGAGACCATACAACATAGCCATAACTCTATCATCATGAAAACCAGCGCGTGCTTTCCATGTACCGTTCGGATACCGTACAAAATTTCGTAGCTCGGCAACTGTCTCTTCTTCGTTAATGTTGACGACCCTTATCTCGTTCATAAAGTATCTCATGTTGAGAACGCCTTTATACTTAGTATTAGTGTGAGCTATCATACCTCGCATAACATTACGGCGGTGTGCATTAGCATTACCATATGATACTATTTTTTCATAACCTAAATCTACTGCTAATCTATCTACTACTTGCGCGCCACAATTGTTTCTCTCTATGAGAGCTAAGGGAGACCCCCAGTTACGTAAAATTTTATATAACTTGTTTGTAAACTCTAAAGGTGGTATTTTATTGTTTCTATATACAGCTACTTGCTTAATTTCCTTTATATCTGTAATATCTAATATCTGGATAACTGAAGAATCTACACCGACGCCCTCAGATATATCTACACCTGCTACATATAATCTAGAATCATCTGGCTCTTCCCATAACTTATAATGGCCTTCATCTAAAACAATTTTAGGATCAGATACTTTTGACATCATCTCTTCAAATAGTTCATCATCTAACGTTGATTCACCTGAGTGAATAAACTCGCATTCAAATTCTTGTAACCAAGCATCAGCTGAGCCAATAGCTGTTTTAGTAGCTTGCGCCCAAGCTTCATCACGCCCGGGTATTTCATTCCATTTTATCTTATCATGAGCCCACCCATTGAGGTTTTCTATAGCACCGTGGTATAGTTTATAGAATAGATTATCTGTACCGTTTGCCGTTGAGCATACAAACACTTTAGATTTCTTAGAAGAAGTAATAATAGGGAAGACTGATTTCCAGAACTCTTCTACTAAATGAGGCTCAATAAATGCCATCTCATCAATAACTAGACAGTTAACAGACTGACCACGTGCAGCAGTACCGGTAGTAGTTGTAATACCTATTCTACTTCCATTTTCTAATGTCATAGATGTCTTAGCATATTCTTTAACAGGAGGCTTTAACCAGTTCGGCAACTCTTCATATGCCATTCTTACCCTTTGAAATATCTCAATAGCAGTAGCTTCTTTGTTAGCTACTAATAATATACGCTGATCATTATTAAAGCATGCTTGCCATAAAATATAGATTGTCATCATTGTAGACTTACCAATCTGTCTAGAAGCTAATAAACAAAAGAATCTATTGTCTCTCATCTTTCGTAATGCACGTTTTTGAGGTTTATATAGGGCTATTTTTTCTTTACCTCTATCAAGGTTAACAATATGAAAAAAGTTTTCAGCAAAATAAAGTATATTACTACTAGCTTTTTTAAGGTCTTTTACTTGTTCTTTAGTATATTCACCCTTCCAATTTACATTGGGTAAGTTTTTATTACCCATATAGAACATATTATCTTTAGCAGGCACAGAAATATTTAATAAGGAGCATAAATAATTACATGTCAAAAAGTAAAGACTTCATGTCATTAGGAGAAGCATATAAAGATGTGTTTAATAAAGTAATTGTTAGCGAAGATGTACCTCCAGGTACAACAGGTGAAGCACCATTAATTCAAGGTGGACCTGAAGAAAAGGGTGGATTTAGACCACCATTAGTTGATATTACAAAAATGTCTGAAAAAGACAAAAAAGATAACATCTATAATATTAAAGGTTATACATATGGAGATGGTAATGATCCAGGTGATTGTAATGAGCCTGAGCCTACTGGTCCAACATTTGGTCAAGTAGCTTATACAGGCAACGTTGGACCTGAAGAAGATGAAGAAGAAAAAAGACCAGATTATCCAGATGTAGATGGAGATGGAGATACTGATGAGTCAATGGAAAAAGCTCTGAAAGATAAAAAGAAGGGTAAAAAAGGTAAAGATGATGAAGAAGATGAAGAATTTTTAGAAGAACACGAGAAAATTGCACGAGATGGCCTAAATAATTTTATGAGTAAGACTTCCGTATTTGATAAACTTTATAATAAGGTAATGGTTAATGAAAACTTTGGCGAAGATGCTGAAGATATTACAGACATTGAAGCTTTAGGAATTGAGACCGATGTAGAGGTTGATGAAGTACCTGAAACTATCGCCGTTTCCATTCCCGGTGAATTAGCACAAACCCTTTGTAACATCTTACAAACAGCCATCGCACAACAGGAAACTGAAGTTGATATCGATGTTGATGTTGAAGAAGTAACTGATACACAGTTTGAAGAGGATGAAGAAGCAGCAATGAAAGATGGAGGTGGTTACGGTGTAGATGCTGGATCAACTCTTAAGCATGATGTCAATTACGGACATGGTGGTAAGAATAAAGTAGGTAAATTAAAATCTGCTGGAGCTGCAACTGATGTAGACGGTGGAGGTTACGGCGTTGACGCTGGATCTACTCTTAAGCATGAAGTTGACATGGGTAAGAAAAATACTGTTGGAAATACGAAGCTTGGATCTATTCCAGGAGCATAAAAAAAACTCAAATATTAACAATTAAAAGCTCGTAGAGTAGTCCTCTACGGGCTTTTTTAATAAATATAAGTGTGAAGATCTACAACAAAACTCTAAATGAAAAGTTTTGGTCTGAAGATAGCTTTGATCCAACAATAAGACAAAAATTATTAGCTATTACTTCAGATTTTATAAATGAGTTAGATTTAAACGATGTAGAGATATATGATATTACTTTAACTGGTAGTAATAGTAATTATAACTATAACGATTTTTCTGATTTAGACGTTCATGTATTAATTGACTATAAAGATATCAATGATGATGAAGACTTAGTTAAAGATGCATTAGATGGAAAGAGATTTATATGGAATCAACGTCATAATATAAATTTTAGAGGTCATGACGTAGAGATGTATGTTCAGGATAAGGATGAACCTCATACTGCTTCAGGGTTATATTCGATTCAAGATAATGAGTGGATAACTAAGCCTACATATGACCCACCTTCAGTTGATTTAAAGGATGTATATAAAAAAGCAAATACGTTTGTTAAGGATACTCAAATATTAGAAGAAAAGGTTAAGAATGTCAAAGGAGATGAAGCAAAGAAATTAAATCAAGTTGCTAAAAAGCTCAAAGATAAGATCTCGAAAATGAGAAAGAGAGGTCTAGCAAGAGAAGGTGAATTTAGTATAGAGAATTTAGCTTTTAAAGTTCTTCGTAATACAAAAGTTATAGAAAAATTAATTGATCTGATAGCTACTTCGTATGATAAGATTTATATGGAAAATTTTAAAACGTATTTTGAATATTACCAGGGAGAGGAGCTTCTAAATCCTCATATGAGAGTAGGTAAAAATATTAATAGAGTTGGTTTAAATAAAAAACACCTTAACACTCTACCTAAAAAATATAATCATCAGTGTCCTCATGTAAACAATTTATTGAACGGAGCTGCAAGTCAAATTAAACTTATGGGCATGCCTTTATTTGATACTTTAAACACTTATGGTGTTGATTATTCTTCTGGTGAAACAAAAGTACTAGGTAATTCTGGAGTACAAGTAAAGATGTTTGAAGACGAAGAAGGTAACCAATGTGGAATGTTAGCAAAGAGATAAAATGTCTGTATGTAATGAAAATAGATTAAACTGCACACCAGAAGAGGTATTAGCGGCAACAGCTATACCAAATTGCGGTAAGTTAGTTAACCCGTCTAATTTACAAGCAGAGCAACTTGTCTTTGATCAAGCATTTAACGACTTAATTAATAATTTTGGTATACCAGTAGACTACTACATTAATACTTTTAATCTATCTGCTGCAGATTTATTATACGGAGAAGATACAGTAAAGCAGTTCCAAGGACCTCTCTCTGGAATACAAATGTACATTGAATTAAGTGATGATGCATTAAGTTTAACTAAGTTTGGTTTTGACCCAGGAGATGAATTCACTGCCTTTGTACACATAAGTACGTTTGAAACAGCTGCTTCAGATTATTTTGATTATGCTTCAGTTGGTCAGTCAATAGAACCTAAAGCTGGAGATGTAATCGATTTAACAGTATTAGGTTGTGATCGTCCTAATGGAAGAGGCTCTGTACAATACGAAATAACAGAGAGAATGGATCAAGATATGTCAGCTCTTAATCCTATTTTAGGTCATTATATATACAGATTAAGAGGTAAGAGATTAGATTATACTTTCCAGAACGGGTTGTCGAGTGAGAAAGTTAATGAGCAAATTTACGACAATTCTTTCAGTGGTATTCTTTCTACTACCCTTACTGATCAACTTACCTCAGATGGTAAGACGTATCCCACAGAAGAGGATCCATATAATATCGATAATGTATCAAAGACCGATGTTATGGATATGGATGTAAATGATACAGATATTTACGGTTCGTATTATTAACCTACTGATTGAATAATAGCATTAACATCATGCAAGTCATCAATAGACTTATATGGACATTCGTAAATAGTTCCAGTAAAGTTATAGTCAAATAAGTATGAATCAATATGACCGTCAAGGTATTCTTTCTTAGGTCCAATATTATCATGCAATTTATAACCAAATATTTTAGGTTGAGTAGCAATCCATAATACAGTAGATACTTTACCTAACGCAGCTGCGGCATGCTGTAAAGAAGAGTCAATAAATAGCCTTTTATCTACATTACCGGTCATGGCAAATAAAGCCTTTTTACCGACAGTCTTATCAAAGCGATGACAATTTTGTAATCTTGGATGAAACTCATAGCAAAGGTGAATAATATTATACTTTTGAGCTAATCCATTTATTACCTCTTGTGCTTGTTTAGGATGCATATCTCTCGTCCAAGAGTATGGATGCTGTTGATGGTCCGGACCTGGTCCTCCAAAAGGTTGAAATAGTAGAGTAGGTCTATTATCTGTTTTAAATTGATTAATATAAGCTGCTCCTTCTTCTAGCTCCCTAAAATTAAAGTTTAATTCAGGACCTTCACCATTATGTTTTACTCCAGCCATTTTACACCAAGTCTTAATAAGATGCGTTTTCTTAGTAATGTGATCTGTAGTTCGATATGGATCAGCTGAATATATTTCAACATCTTTACCTTGAATAATATCTTTATAGAAGTAAGGTGTATTTCCTATAACATAAAATCTTGAAACATTTGAATTATTCATCCAAACTTCAGCCCAAGCTGATACAACTATAATCTTACGTTCAGGTTTAGCTTTTTTATACGCAGCAATAACAGCAGTTGCAGCAATATTTTTACCTATACCTCCTTCAATGTGAAAAACTGTAGTAGCCATACTATATGATTTATTACAGCATAGATATTATTCAACTATATATTCCTAACAACCGCACGATACCTTTAAAGTACCGCTTGAATTATATATAACACCGTCTACTCCTGGATCACTCGTAGGTAAATTTTTTATGTATAGCGCATTTATGTGAAGCATGCACGAAGAAACAGAGGTAATATTAGAGTTTACTATAGCAGCATCAACATGTGCATTTTTAATTATATTTCCTGAGCCCCCTCCTATAAATCCTTGACTACCAGATAGAGAATTTCCACACCCTCCTACAATAGTTGAGCAATTCGAATTGAAGATGGTGTTGTTTTGACCAGCTAGAGTTCCTGAAGCTAATGAACTATAACAAATAGAATTGCTATAACCCCCGCCTATAGTATTTAAACACGTACCGTCTTCTACATTCTCAGATCCACCTGTTATAACTGAGCAACTTGAACAAGCTCGGTTGCAATTACCACCACCAACAAAAGCACCTCCAGCTCTTATTTCGTTACTACTACCGCCTACTAAAACTGCGCAATGCGCAGAATTGCAAATAGTATTCCCGGTACCGCCTCCTATAAATGCATGGCAGTCTTCATTGGTACAATTTTGACACCCACCTACAACTACTGATTCTTTTCCTACTAATGTGTTACAAATACCACCTCCTACAACTCCTCCAGTCGCCGTAGTGCAAACCATGTTGCAACAACCGCCTCCTAAAAAGCCACATGAACTGTCTGTAGTATTTTCTTGTCCCCCAACTACAATTCCGTAAACTCCGCAAACACAATTACTTGATCCTCCAACTATTACACTATAGTTACCATCAGTGCAACCTGAATTATTAGTACCTCCACCTCCTATAAACGATCCATAACCGCAACTCGTATTATTAGTACCCCCGACAATAACTGATGCACTTGCAGCTCCTACTAAAGTATTTCTCATACCCCCTACTATAACGTTGCAACCAGCAGTACCGCTAGAGCTACAGTTAGTTCTCCCTCCACCTATAAAATCACTAGCACTGCAAACATAGTTACCATATCCTCCAGCTATAGTTGCATGATTTCCAGTAGCTAAATTATTTGCTTCTCCACCACCTACACTAGAACAGGCGCCCGCGGCGCAATTACCTTTTCCTCCAGCAACTGTACCAAAGTCATTACATACTTTGTTTCCACATCCACCTATTATAGATCCATGACAGGCATTTGATTGAATAGCGTTAGATTGTCCTCCTCCAATAATACCATAATCTGTATTTGTTGAAGTTAAGTTAGATTTACCTCCTACTATTGCTGTGCAAGCTCCTAATAGAACATTTCCACACCCACCTGCAATTGCTCCGTGGGTAGAATTACCATGTGTATTTGATTGACCTCCTCCAACATAAGTATAATCAGCATCTGATGTATTTGCAACACCACCAGCTACAACTGTTCCCATTCCAGCTATTCTGCCTATTGATGG